TCGTCAAATGCCGGTCCTGTTTTAGCTCTCATTACATCTATCAAAAAATCTTTATCTCCATCAGTTTTAAAGTTTCTAAAAGGATTTTCGGCAAATCCAACTATCTTTTCACCTTTATATTCAAAAGGTTTTTTACCTAAATCATGTCTATATTCGGCAAAATCATCAGTACTCATACCTATATCATCACCATCTTCAGTTTTTACCATAATTTTTGTTGGCATATGAACAATATTATCATCCCAGTCAAATGCATAATATTTCATATCCGGAGTACTTTCTCCTGTAAATCCCTCTTTAATTTGTTTTTTCATATTTTGGCAGTTAAAGGGGATACCGAAGTATCCCCGTTATTTTATTATATATTTTCGAATGATGCACCTGTTGGAGTAATAAAGAATTCAATATCAATAAACTCTAACGCTTTAGTTGGTTTTAAGTATATTTTACCAACAAGTCTATTAGCATCTAAATCTTCTGGTGTTGAAGATACGGTTACACGGAAATCGTACAAACCTCTATCTCTTCTTATAGAATCTAAGATAGGATTAACACTATCTAAGAATTGTTGTTTAACAATTTGATCGTTTTGTTCAAATAACAATCTAATCGCCACCGCAGAAATTAATTTACGAGCTTGAAGTAATAATCTTCTAACATTTAATCTATTAAGTGCTGTGTCAGCAACTTGTAATGTTTTATTACCCCAAATTACGGTTCCTACATCAGAGAAGGTTGCTATTGGGTTAATACGACCTTGATACAACGTATCTCTATCTGTTTGTGTAAGTTTTTGTCTAGCTTTAATTGAATTAACAAGACCTCTTGTGTAACCCGCAGATGCGAACCATGGGAATGAAATGTTATCAGTCAACGCTAAGTTTCTACAAACCTCACCTGTTGGTGGTAGATAAATTTGTGTATTATTAACTGTATCACGAACTAAAATCCAAGGATAGTAAGTTGCGGTATAGTTAGAGTCAATTCCTGTATTATCTAAGTTATCAACCGCTTCTTGTGAATAGATGATATCTTGAGGATTTGTTGAATCAGGAGTATACATATTGTAGTCAGGAGTTGTTGCGATATAAACCGAGTCAGCTCTTGAAAACTGTACCATATCAATTGCCTCTTCAACTAAGTTTGAATTATTAACATAATCAATACTTGAAGTTGCGAACACATTAATATTTGTTGATTCAGGATTTGCGAATGTTAAAATACCAAGTAAGTAAGCGTAGTAATCGGTATTTGCAAAATCTTGAGTATTATCTTGAACAACAATTCTCTTAAATAAACCTTCACCAGTTGCGTTTGGATATCTTGAAGAAGGAGATGCTCCCGCTAAATAACCTGACGCACCTATTTGGAATCTATCTTGATTTGTTCTATATTCTCTATAAATGTCCCATCCGTCAAAACCACCAGCAAAACACACAGTATATTTTCTTGAGTATATGAAGTAGTAAGGATTTTCCTGAGTTTCAGGATCGTTTCTAAATTCAGCAACACCACATTCAAATGCAGTTTGACCACTATCAACAGCAAGGTTACCAATAGTAACAACAGTTGCTCCTGAGTCCATATGGAAACCTTTACTAATTACATTCCAAGGTTGACCAACTGCCAAAGGATTAGAAATCCAATTTGAAGGATTTTGTTTACCCTTATAAGTTAAGAAAGATTCATCTATACCAAATTGAGTTGAGAAACCTAAATAACTTCTTCTAACAATATCTCCAGCAGATTCTACAGGAGCACCACCAGCATTTGTACCAAATGGAGGATTAGCAATTACCTCACCAGGGAAATAATATTTTGTTTTAAATTTAGGGTATGGTGAAGGATAAGTTTCGTAATCAAGATATTCTCTTTGAGTGTATCCATAAAAACCACAAGGTAACGCATCTATTGGCGCCTCATCAGCCATCTCAACCATAATGAATTTTGATATTAAAGCAAACTCACCATTAGACGAACCTATTTTTTTAGCAACAAAGTTATTTGTTGCAGGATCCAAATTACAATTTGTGAATTTTTCAATAACAACTGGATTAGCATCTGTATCAAAGAAATTTCTAACTAATACATCAAATGACATATTATTAAATGATAAGTTAGCAATAGATACTTTAACTTCAGTATTTGCCGAATCACCATCTGATATTGAAATAAATTTAAATAATTTATAAACTTTATTACCTCTTAACTCAGATACTAAGTATGGAGTTTCAGGTGATTGATATTTTTCTAAATTATATGCTATTGATGTTGGTTGTTCACTTCTAGCTTCAGGTAATGCGATTAAATCACAAGATAAACCACGAATAAATCCTTGATTATAAGCATAATTTAATGAAGCCTGATATGCTTCCTCCACGTAAATTGGAACTTCAAATCTTGACTTACCAAAATTATCAACACCTAATACTTTAGTTATGTATTTTGATGATGATGCTAATAGTGAAGTTTCAAATGAAAACGTTTCATTATTCTTAGTTATACCCGATAATAAGAATGTTGCGAATGGTGATTTAGTAACACCTGAATATTGTCCAGTACAAACTAATTGTAAATCGGTAAGACCACTAACTTGATAAACAGGTCCATGATTTTCACTTGAACTGTTATTATCAAATAAAGATATACCTCTTGAACGAATAGTTCCTACAACCATATTGTTAAATTCAGTATATGGTGTACCTGTAAATGTATATAAATTACCAACAACAGTACCTGTAAATGTGTTTGAGGCACCTGAAACTAAATTTGATACTGTATAATAGAAAGAATAACCTGTATAATTATTTGTTGTTGAATCATTATTTACAAAATTAAAATTAGCATAGTACCAAGAATCGTTAGAACCTGCAGTTAAATCATTTTGAACAAAATCATTTTCACATCCATAAGGACTAAAATCATTTGTATAAGTTGATGTTAATGTATCATAATCAACTTCAGGAATTGAACCATAAATTACCGCAGTAGTTGCAGATGTTGAAGGTATATCCAATATATTACCTAAGTAAGTATTAAAATCATTTTGTAATGTTGATGTTGTACCGTCTTGTAATCTATATTGAGTGTTTAAGTTGACAATAACTTCAGCAGGTAAAGACCCGCCAATAAAAGTAATTGTATCTCCATTTGAAGTACCACTAAATATCGCACTAAAAGATGAATCTAAAGATGGGTCACTAATAGTCGTAGGATCTACATTGGCAGTAACATTAAGGGACCATGATGGACCCGCATCATAACCTGATAAACCTAAAACTCTGGTTACAAATAATTGATTTGATTGTTGTAAATATGATTTAGCAATATACGCTGCTTCATATTTAGGTATTTGAGTATTATAAAACTTAACTGGTTCTGTACCTCCAAAATAAGCTTGAAATTCATCATAGTTAGTTATGAATACTGGCTCGAAAGCCGGACCTTTTATAGTTTCACCAACAAGACCTAATGTTGTTACGCCCACACTTTGGGCTACGAAAGATAAGTCAGTTTCGGATGTGTATACGCCTGGTGATACGAATACTTTTTGATTTGCTTGTGCTGTTGCCATTATTAAATTATTCTGTTACAGATTTATTTTATAGATAAATATTCAATATTTCACGAAAAAACTTTACTTTTTGATAAGTATTTATAAATGGTGAGAATTAATTCTGCCTTTTTTCATACTATGAAAACAAAGAAAGAAATCAAAAACATAAAAATATCCCCTGAAACACACGATATACTAAAAAAGTATTGTGATAAGAGAGGAATAAAGATGTATAAGTTTTTAGAAAATTTAATTGTGGAAAAGTGTAAGGAGAAGAAAGATATATATGGTGAAGATTAAACCAACTTACTATTAAAAGTTATTTTAGATTCTTGTGTGTTATCAATTTTAGTAACCTCAATCCTTAAAACATCATTAGTTGTTATTTGTATTAGCGAAACATTATTACCATAATAATCGTCATTAATATAAACATCATATGAATCAACATTATCGGTTCCAACTAAAGACATGTTGGCGGTAAAATCAATCATGTCGATCAATGTATTATTACCTGATACAAATAAAAAATTAGATTCAAACTCATTTGGGTTTTCAGGATATTTGTTTCTTCT